ATGAATATGGTAACAACATTCTGTATCGTGGACTAAAGAATGGGAGAAGGGTAAAATTAAAAGTTGCCTATTCTCCCACACTTTTTTTAGCCTCCAATAAAAAAACAGAATGGAAAACGCTTACTGGTGATTACCTTGAGCCTATGAAGTTTGAGTGTATTCGTGAGGCTTCAGATTTTGTTAACAAGTATGAAGATGTTTCAAATTTCAAAGTCTATGGTAATTCTTCTTTCAGTTATGCATTTATAGCGGAAGAGTTTCCCGGTATGGTTGAATGGGACATGGACAAACTTTGTATAGATGTTCTTGATATTGAGGTAGGATCAGAAAATGGGTTTCCAGATCCATATAAAGTCACAGAACCCATCACAGCTATTACATTAACAAGAGTTGGTGGTAAGTCTACTGTTTTTGGTTGTGGGGCGTATAATCGTATTGGTGATGAAGATTATTTTTATTGTGTAGATGAACGTCAGCTTTGTAAACGTTTTTTAGATTTCTGGGAATTTAATTGTCCAGATGTGTTAACTGGATGGAACACAAGATATTTCGATATTCCTTATTTGGTTAATAGGATTTCCTCTCTATTAGGAGATAAAGAAGCAAAACGCTTGTCTCCTTGGCATCAAATTAAAGAAAAGAAAACATTTCAAAAAACAACTGGAAAAGAATTGTTATCTTATGATTTAGTTGGCATTGGACATTTGGATTATATTGAATTATATAAAAACTTTGCTCCTGCTGGAAAATCACAAGAAAATTATCGATTAGACACAATTGCTTCTACAGAGTTAGGTGAAACAAAATTATCGTATGATGAATATGATAACCTCCATCAACTATATCGTCAAAATTATCAAAAATTTATTGAATACAACATTCAAGATACTTTATTGATTATTAAATTGGATGACAAGCTTAAATTATTGGAATTGGCGTTAACCCTTGCGTATGATACAAAAAGCAATTATGAAGATGTTTTTGCTCAGACTCGTATGTGGGATGCATTGATTTATAATTATTTGATTGAAAAACATATCGTAATTCCACCAAAGAACATAAGCGAAAAGGAAAATGTTTTTGAAGGAGCGTATGTAAAAGACCCTCAAGTTGGTATGCATGAATATGTCGCAAGCTTTGATTTGAACTCACTTTATCCGCATTTGATTATGCAATATTCAATAAGTCCTGAAAATTTAGTTGAAAGAAATTATATAGATGAAAGAAAACGTAAAATAGTTGATGAACTAAAACAAAGAAATACTAAATAAGTAGATGTGGTTATTTATTTGGAGGAACATTGAAATATAATATTGACAAAGATATGCTTTACGAATTATTTGTTGTGAAAAACATGAGAAGAAATGAAGTAGCCGAATATTACGGTTGCTCGGATGCAAACATCAAAAAATACTTACAAAAATTTGGCATAAAAAAACCTTTTGATTTAGAGTGTCAAAATAAAGAACGCAAGGTTAAAATAAAATGTTTGTATTGTGACAATGAATACGAAACACAAAAATTTAGAACCGAAAGTGAAAAATATGATTCAAAATATTGTAGTCATTCATGTGCTCAAAAAAGTAGATATCTAGGAGAAGATCATAAACGCAGAATTAGAAATGAAATTGCAGCTAGACGCCGAGCAAGACTTAAAAATCAAACTCCCGAATTAACAAAAGAAGAAAAAATTAAAATTCAAGAGTATTATTTAATTTGCCAAAAAGGATATGAAGTAGATCATATACAAGCAATAGCAAAAGGTGGTCTTCATCATCCAGACAATTTACAAATATTAACGAAACATGAAAATAGAAAAAAGTGGTGTAAATAATTATGTTTAATGATGTGAAAAATATGACAATAGAAGAGCTTGAAAAAGAACTACAAGCAATTCAAACATTCGAAAAGGAAATTGGTAATATTAATGTTAATTCCTTATTAAATAAGACTGTTGATACATCATTTCTTAAAGTTATGAAATGCACTGTTACTCCTAATGGACAACTTTTTCGTATTGATAACAAAGGATTTCTCCCAGAAATGTTGGAAGAAATGTATAATGATCGTAAAAAATATAAGAAATTAATGTTAGTAGCACAACAAGAATATGAAGACGAATCAGACGAAGCAAAGAAATTTGAAATTTCTAAACGTGTTGCTAGATATAACAATCTTCAATTAGCAAAGAAGTTAGGATTGAATTCGTCATATGGTGTTATGGGTAGTAAGTATTTTAGATTCTTTGATTTGAGAATGGCAGCAGGAATTACTACTGGTGGTCAATTGAGTATTCGTTGGATCATGAATAAGTTGAACGAATATATGAATACATTGTTAAAAACGGAGAAAGATTATGTTATTGCCTCAGACACAGATTCGATATATTTGCGTCTTAGTGAACTTGTTGAAAAGGTGTATTCTAAAAAGACAGATGTTAATCAAATTATCTCCTTCATGGATCGTGTCTGTGAGGATAAAATTCAACCTCATATCGACAAGAGTTATCAAGAACTTGCTACATATGTCAACGCTTATGCCCAAAAAATGCAAATGAAGCGTGAAGCATTATCTGATAAAGGTATATGGACTGCTAAGAAACGTTATATTTTAAATGTGTATAATAATGAGGGAGTTCAGTATAAAGAACCACACCTAAAGGTAATGGGTCTACAAATGATTCAATCATCAACACCAGCAGAAGTTCGTGTAAAGATGAAAGAAATCATCAAGATCATAATTAATGGTAATCAAGATGATGTGCATAAATTCATAGCAGATTTTAGAGAATACTTTAAAAAACTACCACCAGAGGATATTTCTTTTCCTCGTGGTCTAAATGGCTTGAAAAAATATTCAGATTCTGTTACAATGTATAAGAATGGTACTCCAGCGCAAGTTAAAGGTGCTATATTCTATAATGACTTGCTACAGAAAAAGGGATTGACTAAAACTTATCCAATGATTCAGGAAGGCGAAAAGATCAAGTATACATATCTAAAAATGCCAAACCCTTTACGAAGCCCAATTATATCTTATCCATCTAGAATTCCTAAAGAATTTGGATTGGACCAATATATAGATTATAATTTAATGTTTGATAAATCTTTTATCGACCCCATTAAAGTTATTTTGGACTGTGTTGGATGGTCTACAGAAAAGCGAAATACATTAGATAGTTTTTTTATTTAAGGAATAATATGAGTATAATGGACAAATTGAAAAAGAACAGCACAATTAAGGATGCATCTATCCTTTCTAAATCAAAGTTCTTTAATGATAAAGATATGATTAATACTGGAGTGCCAATGATTAATGTGGCATTATCTGCAAGGTTAGATGGTGGTTTAACTCCCGGTTTAACAATGTGGGCTGGTGTATCTAAAAACTTTAAAACAGGTTTTAGTCTTTTAATGGCATCTGCTTATATGAAGCAATATCCAGACGCTGTTTTGATGTTCTATGATTCTGAATTTGGAACACCAATTAAATATTTTGAAACATTTGAAATTGATATGGAACGCACACTTCATGTTCCTATTACTGATGTTGAGCAATTGAAGTTTGATATCATGAAACAATTGAACGAAATCAATCGTGGCGATAAAGTAATTATTGTTGTTGACTCTATTGGAAATTTAGCATCCAAAAAAGAAGTTGATGATGCAATGGATTCCAAATCAGTTGCTGATATGTCTCGACCAAAACAAATCAAGAGTTTGTTTAGAATGGTTACACCACATTTAAATCTTAAAGACATTCCAATGATTGTGGTAAACCATACATATAAAACAATGGAACTATATTCAAAAGATGTTGTTGGTGGTGGTACTGGAAGTTATTATTCTGCTGATAATATCTTTATTATTGGTAGACAACAAGAAAAAGATGGTACTGATTTAACAGGATACAACTTTGTGATTAATGTTGAAAAGTCTCGTTATGTTCGTGAAAAATCCAAGATTCCAATTTCGGTTGATTTTGAATCTGGTATTTCAAAGTATTCTGGACTTATGGATGTTGCATTAGAAGGAAATTTTGTGACAAAACCTACCAATGGATGGTATGCAAAAGTGGATCAAATCACAGGCGAGATTGGTGATAAAAAACGTCTTGCTGATACACATAATGCTGACTTCTGGGAACCAATATTAAAAACAGAGAAATTTAAAGATTTTATAACCAAAAAATATGGAATTAGCTATGGAAACATTATGGGAAAAGATACTGAATTGGTTGATGTTTTGGAAGAAACAAAAGACCTATAAAGAAGGGGTTGATTATACCTTTCACCAATATGGTAATGAAATAACCGCTATAGAGCTTCTTAGAGAACCTTATAATCAAGTTCTCTATCATTATGGTGGTGTGAATTTTTCAGAGCATGGTGAAGTTGGGGTATTGAATTTTAATTATTCCATCATACACTCTGGATGTTATGAAAAAGAAGACTTGCAGAATGATCAAAATTTCTGTACAATGATAGGTGACATATTGAGTGTTTTAATTATTGAACAAAAGGCAGAAGATGAAAAGATTGGAAGAAACGATACTCAAGGGGTTGATATACAATGATGAATATGCTCGTAAAGTAATACCATTTATTAAACCAGAATATTTTTCAGATAATATTGAAAAGATTTTATTCAAAGAAATTGACGAATTCATATTAAAATATAAAAATCGTCCTACACATGAATCATTGATTATTAATTTATCCGAAAAGAAATCATTAACATCCCAAGAAGTTTCTGATTCTATAGAGTTATTGAATCAGATTCATATGGATAAAGATGATATTCCAGAAAAACAATGGTTTCTTGATCAAACGGAAAAGTTATGTCAAGACAAATCTCTTTATAATGCTATCATGGAATCTGTGAACATTTTAAGTGATGATACAGGATTAAAAGTAAAAGGAGAAATCCCTAAATTACTTTCTGATGCACTCGGAGTTTCTTTTGATAATAATGTTGGGCATGATTATATGAATGATCAAGATGCTCGTTATGAATCTTATCACAAAACAGAATCTCGTATTCGAATGGATCTTGATATTTTTAATAAAATTACTAAAGGTGGATTACCAATCAAGACTTTAAATATTGCTCTTGCTGGAACTGGCGTTGGTAAGTCTTTGTTTATGTGTCATACAGCAGCAGGATGTTTATCTCAAGGTAATAATGTTCTTTATATTACTATGGAAATGTCTGAGGAAAAGATTGCGGAACGTATTGATGCTAATCTATTGAATGTTCCTATATCAGATCTTCAAACAATTTCAAAAGAAGAATATCTAAAGAAATTTAATAAACTAAAAAGCAAGTCTCATGGTAAATTAATTATCAAAGAGTATCCA